TCTCACCATCGAGATTAATTTCATCGTCATTTAACACCTTATCTACTGTTTGAGGTACTCCTTTATAGTTTATATACTCTATAGCAGATGCTTGATTGTATTGAGTATTGTAAGCTTGAAATAGTTTGTCGTAATCCTCTGATCCTATATGATATACCATATAGTCATTATTTGGTTCAAAGGTAAGACTAGACGACACGTCAAAAGTTTCAGTTGTACTCACAGGAGATGAGGTTGATGAGGTTGCATCTGCAGCTGTAACAACTTTATAATATGATGTAGCAGATAATGCAGCAGTAAAGTTTTTAAGATTAGGATTATAATACCTATCTACCCATTTCGTATCACCATTATTATTACCAGACAACCAACTACACAAATAAGTAGGATCAGTCTCTCCACTGTAGTTATTGTTCTTAATATCCATTCGACGCTTGAATACTTTATCAGACATTAACGGATTGTCTCCTGGGACAGCTCCTAGGTTCTGTAACTTAGAGTCTTTAATATTCAATACTGTGTATGGCGCTATTGAACTAGGGGTTGTAAAATATGTTAACTTATTTGGTTTAAACGCAACGTCATATGTACCTATGTTGTAAGATACTCCTATTTTATCTAACCCTGTTTGTTGGTTTGTTCCTGCATGAATCTTTTCATATACACGATTCAAATAACTAGGTTCTGAATTAAAGTGATTATTTTTAGCGTAATATTCGTGTAACGTAGCTTGGTTTTTAAGCGGGAATAAATCTGCATGTACTGTGTTAGTATTACTATTCTTTTGTGAAAGGTAGTTATAGTTGTTACTATAAACAAAATAATTATTACTTATATACTCTGTTACTGTAGAAGTGTTGAGATCTACTGTATCAGTATTGAAAGAGGATGCATACTTAACGAAACTATTTGGTAGGTGTTTAAATTCTTTTGTTAATTCGAATCTATTAATATCAAATATACAGGTACTAAGTTTTGCCGCATCGTTGTAAAATATATTTATAGCAGAGAAACTAAGGACATCTCCGTTAATACATAACCTACTATCTTTACTTGATAGATCTGGAGTTACGTTAGAAAGAGCAAGTTTATTATTTTCTAAGTTATATCTAAAAGTTGGTATATTAGCAGAAACAGCGGAGTAAGGAGTAAACCAAGCAGCTGTATTATTCACTTCTGCAGCTGTTAAGTAATATGTATTTGAGTTATATTGTTGAGTTACAATTATTCTGTCTTCTGGTGGTAAATATTGATCTGCGTCTCCTGATAAAACAGTACTGTCTGTAGATTTTTTGATCGCGACTGTTGTTAAGGTAAATGTAAAAAAGAAATTAGTACTTAAATTACTAAATTCTGAAGACGCTACAAATACCGAACTTATAGAGGACAATCCGTTTGTTGCGATATTACCATTCCAGTTTAAAGCTTCTGTAAAATCTGTTTTAAGATATTTGTCTCCATGTTTTAAAGTAGTAGTAAATACCTCAGTAGCTTTTTTAGTGTATGGTATTTTTAACTCTAAGATCGTAGACAGTGGCTGTATATCAGATAGTACGTACTGAGTATTGTAATTTGTTTTTTTATCTTTTGCATCTTTATTAAAATAGTACTGATCTACTGTTAAACCGAAGTCAAAGTTTTCTCTATATTTTCTGAATACTAGAGTGCTGTCGTGCATGTGATTATACTCGACTGGCGTAATACTCTCAGTATTAATAGAGTTAATAATCATAATTAGGAAATTTTAAATATATCTAATTTACCACTCTTCGGAGTGTACGCAAAAGTAAATCTCAAAGTGTCGCCGAGATTTATTCTAACAACCGCATTAAAATCTATAGTAAAGTGGGTCGATGTACTAGTAGAAACCCCTTCCTTTTTGTATACCTCTTCAGAACTACCATCAGATTTATCTCTATATATCGTTAACAAGCCAGTTCGCGCATATCTTTGTCTACCATGGATACCAGTGCCAGTAAACTGGCCAGTAATCATATAACGCGAACCATCTACAAACCCTTCCCCTGCGCTAGGAAATGTAATTTTAAATGGGTCAAGAGTGAGAGTACAATTAGGGTTTGTTGTCGATGGATTTAACTCTACAGTTGTAAAACTTAAAGCGCTTGATCTTTTATTGCCTTTGAAAGGCCCATTAACAATAGCATTACAAGCAGATGTTGATAAGGTAATATTGCTAAGAACTGAATTCTCAGTAGCTTCTAATACTGAAGCGAGATTGTCTAACACAACTCGTAATTCATCTACTGCCGCTCCGTTAGAAGCAATATCAGCTGAAACAGACGCTAAGTTGGCGATAGCGTTATAATTAAATTTACCTAACTCAATGGAACCACTGATTTGGTCATATTGAGTATTAAGCCCTGGTGTAGTTGAATCATTGAGAATCTGAAAACCTGTTATTACATTATAAAAGGTATTTGCTTCTCCTTCTGCGTTTCCTTCAATTTGACTCTGTCTCACAGAGCTAATATTATCTGGCCCTACAACAAAATCTTTAAAAGCAACCATTTTAGTACCATTGCTAGTTTCAATCAATAGCTTATCGCTATTAAGTATCTCCGTTCCAACATCAATGTCAGATATATTAATAATTTCGTCTTCTATCGCCATATAATTATTTAATTCCTATTAGTAATTTACAAACGCTGTTAGGGTAGTTGTTTGAGTTGTTAATGTATCACATCCGTTAATATCATACAAATCTACGTAAAAATAACCTCCAGAAGCTAGACCAGTTACAGATGTACCTACACCTGTATTTACATTAGTAAAGTAATAATCTCCTAAAGATACTCTAGTACCTACAATATCAATAAGCGGTATTGTAATTGTTTTAGTTGTTAGATCTATATCTTTTATAAAGTCTCCACAGTTCCATGTAAGGAAACCACTTAAATGAGCAAAACCAGAATTAGCTGTTAAGGGAATGTAGAATAAAGCTGGGTTATTCGGTAACGCTACAGCGCCATTATTGTCAGGATCAGCTGCCCGTGTTCTATATTTCAGAGATATAGAACCGTTACTTTTTGGTAACCCTGTATTTGGATTAATTACATCTCCTATTTGTACCTGTACTGCATTCACAGTATTTGAATCAGATGCTTTTGTATGTACATACTCTGTAGTAAAGCCAACATTAAAAGATTCTGCGCTAATTCCTTGACTTGTAGATAAGTTTGGATCGTATGGGGCGTTAGTATTTGTTTCTACGTCAAGTAAACTTAGGCCTAGTACTTCTGGATTCTTATTAATAAATGTTAACAGTAACTTTTCATCATTATTATCATCATTGAAGTAATCAGTTTTAAGTAGATTAACATTATTATATTTTGCTATCGGAGCTTTGTATACAGTAAATTTAAGATCGATAACATCTACTTCTTGATCATCTCTATATATAGTAAAGTATACATGTCTTTTTGCTACATCAGTAAAATCACTTTCTATGATATGAGAAAATGTGTCAGCTGAGAGAGTTGGAATACCTGTAGCAGAAAGTGGTCTATTAATTACAAGTTCTTCTCCATCATCAAAATCTACAATAACCTTATTGACTCGGAAGTTACCTCCTGCCATAGAATCATACGCACTCAACCCTCCTAGATCAAATGTAACATTATTTGTACCAGTGATAGACTGAGACTTAGTCTTCGTTCCTCCGAACGGACTAGGTGTTGCTGATACTGTGTATGTCGTTGTATTCATTTAGTTAATCTATCTTAATGTTTCTAATATTTGTCGAAGAACCATTAGTCACTTGAACTGCAATATGCCCGGGATTTTCTCCTCTAAATTCATAATATACATAAAACGGGTCTCCCGGATATCTAGCGAATGGATTTTCATACTCATCCGCTGTAAAATTGCCAGTGATTTGTCCACTTGTCTTCCATAAGTTTCCAAAAGTCACCATCTGTTCGTATGTCATTACGTAGGCATTTGAAAGGGAACCACCATCTTCATCAACAATCTCGTTCGGTACATTAATAACATTATACTTCGATAGATATTCATTCATTTGTCTCTTGAACGTATTTTGATGCGGACCTGTTGGAGATGGTGGGAAGGTTGTTCCACTTTCAGTTATTATACAAACCCCGTTACCTTCTGCGTAAAACTCATTAGCATCCTCTATTGAACCTCTAGCTAGAAATTGCCAATCATTACTGAGACTAGGAGATATATCATAATCAGATTCATCTCCTTTGCGATCATCATCAGGTAAAAGAGCAAGTTCCCATACTTTAGTATAACGACCTATACCGTTGTATTCAAAATCATGTGCAATTGCATCAACAAACCGGTCGTTAATTTTTTTAATATCTCTTTCATAATACACAAATGTATCAGACGTTTGATTATATTGCCTTGTTCTAATATATACAATATAACTTACCTCTGTACCATCAAGGTGAGTGTATGTTAGGTCTGAGTTTCCACCTGCGCTAGATCTAGTTTTATGTAATTGAAATGCTGGTGCATAACCAACAGTATCTGATGTTGTTTTTGTCCAACATACCCCTTGGTAACCAGATCTGGTTTCTGGTAATATAGATGGTAGAGGTTCTATTGGTCGAACTATATCTTCATATGTTACGCTGTCTATATCTTGAGTTGTTCTAGATATTGGATTGCCTCCAATTTCTGGAATAAGTTCTCCTCTTTCTGTTGCCTGTATAACTCTATCAATTGTTTCCGGTCGAATACCAGTATATTTTACTTCTACTTCTTCTTCAATCTTGTCAGGGTCATTATCAGAACATAATGTAATTTCTGTAGTGTTTGTTTCTTCATATATGTCGTTAGCAATACCTTTTTTAGCTGGTACAACCATTTCTACATTTACATTTTCATTAGACGAAAGGCTTGGCACTAAACCTTGGTTTACTAACCGTTTGCGTAAATTCTCTGAAGATTGATTAATATAATCGATTCTATCTTTTGTCTCTTGGTCTGCTGGTTTTTCTTTTTGGACCCATGGGTTATGTACTTTAACACCTTTGACTTCAAAAGAATGTAATTCAAATTGGCTAGTTTTAGTACTTGTAGTAAAAGATAAACCAACGTTTAATAATGGATAATTTTCCTCAATAGGATCAACATTAAAACCAGACCAAGGATCATATTCAGAACCACTACCAACACTGCCTTGTACCTTATTAAGACGTAAATCTAAGATGGTATTATAATCTGTACTAGATGTAAGTTTGTGATAAACAGTCAATCTTCTACCTTTATTAGATAAGTCGATTCTATAATCTACAAATACAGCATTTGAAGCTGATGTATGTAGAGGTATGCTTGTTGCACCTGGAACACCAGAAAGGTCAACAGCAGTTAATACTTGACAGTCAGTAAATCTATTACCTCGTACTGCTACTGAGCATGGAGAAGCTGTATGAGAGCTTCCTTCTACAGCATCATACCACCCAGGCTTATCTTCTGTTGTTGTCGCGAAATTACCACCTATATCAAAACCTACCCCTAAGAAACTGTTTGCAGGTTCACCATCTCCAATATTAGCACCTGTATGCTCTCCGATATTACCACTACCGCCATCCTCAAACGAAAAACCTCTATCGCGACCTTGATAAGGATCCCAATTATCTCGTTCAAATAAACCAACAGTTGTTTGCGCAGACCCTGCTGATTCAACTACATTAAAATCTGCAGGACTATAACCTAAAGTTGTAGCAACACCATTAGGAACAACATATGATTTATTATCAGGCTGTTTAAATAGATAAACACAAAAACCTTCTCCTGACCCATTCGGTGCGTATTGTTGTATCCATCTAGTAGCGCTAGTTCCTACAGACTGGGTGCTAGCATATGCAGTTGGAGATGGTACGTTAAAAGATCTAGCTCGAAAATCTATTCTTATAGTATGTTGTGGATCAAAAGCTACATACTTAGGGTTAACAGTAATATAACCACCACCATACATAAACGGGAAGTTTTTATTACCTGTGAGAGCATCTAGAGTTGTGGTAGTGTTGTCTTGTATTAAATTAAAACCTAAAGCGCTTGTACTTTCCACATATGTAGGTCCAATCATGTAGTTTGGAGATCTTTCAACTTCTGGACCATCACTAGGGTTAAACCATGAAGAGTTTTGGTTGCGTACTGTATTACCTCCAGTATATAAATCGGAGTTAAGATAGCCACTATCAAAAGTAAATCGACCATTCGAGGCTGAAAGAGAATCTGGCGGTAGAAGAGATTTAGCTTTTAATAAATGAAATTTATTATCAACATTTTCAAAAATATAATTATTAATCACCAAACCATATACATCGCTTGAAAATCTACCTAAAAATGTAACTGAATATCTTGATGTATCTTTATTAAAGTTAATTAACGGTTTCGTAATTGAGTCAAAATTTAAGTCATCTACTGGACATTCTGGAGTAAGATTGTATAAGTCTGAGTTTTCATCAGTACTAAATGTTGCTAAATTAGATGGGTATACTGTTTTTTTATAGTTAGTATCTTTATCTATTTTGTAAATTATAGGTAAAGCTCCATATATTGTGTCTCCAGTTTCGCATCTTGCTGCAGTAATAGCACTAACAGTACAAACGAACATCTCTTTCGTTTCGTCGTTGTAAAATATGTCTGACTGTTTATTGCTAAAAGGCATATAATTATTTACTAAGTTATTATAGATTTCGACCCAGCGTCGTTTTTAAATGTTCCATCTTTAAATGAATACTTTTCTGTTATTGTTTCAACGTTTGTTTGTATATAAATTGAATCTTCAATAATATCAAAATCTTGTATTTTGTTGGAGGTGTATATTCTACCCTTGGTTGCGGCTCCGTGTTTGTTAAATACAGCAGACATAGATTCTTTTAACGTTAATACTTCTTGACTATGTATATTGCGAACAAAAATCTCTCCATACTCTTCATACTGTTGCTCAAATAATTGAAATCTTGTTGCTGTAGGTTGATTCAAGCTTGCCGATTCATACGCGGTAGTAATATTACTATATATTTGAGTTGAATCTATAGTATAAAACTCAACTGTTGTTTCAGAAAAGTAGTTCTTGACTAAATCTTGAGACGATCCTGGGTGATTCTTAAATGAACCACCATCTATAGCGGAAACAGCTGAGACTGAACCACATGATAAAGCAATTGTATGTAGATCTGTACAGCTGTATGTAGATAGCGGGCCAAAGAAAGATATTCCCTCTCCGTTTAAAGTACCTAAATCACAGTTTGTATTATCGTTAACAACGAACTCATCATACATTCCAGTCACGCTTGAGTATAGAGTACCGTCAGATTCATATCTAGCTCCGGAAATAGCGGATAGTAATGGATTGAAATATAAACCGTCATAATATTCTGCTGCTGTTGTACAACTAGTATCTGTCGTAGATGACTCAGTGCTTATATATGATGTTCCTGCTTTTCTCTTTGGGTATACCGACTTAACAAAATAAAACTCATTACCATATACGTCACTACGTAATTTAACACCAGTCTTATTGGTTATTAACAAATCATCTAAGCGTTTACTTTCCGGAAATATGTTTAACACGCTTATTGGATATGTGTCAGTATTTTTCCAATCTAACTGCTCTGGAGCATCATCCCAAAAACTAATACTGTCTTCTCTTTTGTTAATACCAGCTGTAGAGTATTCTAAACTATTTTCTAAACTTTGATAACCATAATTACGAGCAATTTTGTTATTATAAAAATCTACAGAATCTGATACACTAGGATTTTTTAAAGCCTTTGTTCTAGATTTAAAGACTAATGGTGTCCGTTGTTTAATTTTAATATTACGTATAATATTATTATTTTTATCTTTTATATAACCTACTGCTTTTAACCCTGGTTCATATTGATTAGGGTTAGGTATAATATACTCTCTCCCATTGAAAGCAGAGAGGTCAATATTAAACGTAATACCGAATGAGTTAAAATTATTTACTCCTGTATTTTTGTAAGATAATTGATATGGGAATATGTTAGTGTTTTTTTCATTAACAATACCACCAAATAAATTAGGCCCATATCGTTGAGTTAAGTTATTTGTCGGGTTAACATTATCATACAATACTCTAATATTTGCGTTATTCTTATTCCCGGAAAGTCTGTATATATCATTCGCCAGATATTTTTTAATTAAGTCTCTTTCAATTGTAAACCTTAAGTTGTCTAGTGTCTTAATCTCGTGTCGAAAGTACCTACCAGGTAATCTCTTGTAATCTGTGAACGCGTCGTTTATACTCAGTAACGCTTCAGGAGTAGATATATTATTGGTTTGTACTTTATATTGTTTTCCATCTTTGTTTATAGTAATAAGTTGATATATATTATCCTTTTCTCTAAAGACTTTATTTGATAGATTATCGGCTAAATCTTTATCAATTGGATGTATATTATATATGAACTCATCTGATACATAATGTTCAATATTTACTTCAATGTCATTTGCGATTTTAGCAAGATTAATATCTTCTACTAAAGTGTCAGTATTTTGAGTAATAAATTCTTTACTACTTAAAAGCTTAGCAATATAATTTTTAATATATTTTTTAATACCAGCTTTTGAAGTTTTAAGTTTGTTTTTTGTTGTACTAAATTTTACTTCGTCTCTTAACTCTTTTACATTGAGTAATTGGTTTCTGACTATACGAACAAAATAATGGACTCCTAACTCTAGTTCGTATATATCGTCAGTATCAATTTCGTTCAAAAACCTTCTAATTTTACTATCTAAGGTGTCTAAAGAAATATTTTTTAAAAACTGGGTGTATATAGATCTAGTATAATTATTTTTTGTATCTGTCTTAACTTGTTTTTTCTCTTTCCAGTCAACTAGATAGTTATTATAATATACTGAAAGTTCAGATGCAGTTAGGCTGTCGGCATAATATTGTTTCCATTCGATAAAAGATAAAGGGTTTGTTGTGTTTAAATCTATTGTCATATGCTAAGACCTTTCCTTATTTGATAATCTAAGTTTTTATAAATTATACCATCATCGTTCGTCCAATCTCCGCTGAGAGATGATGTGGTTCGAGAAAGAGTTGTGTTAGGATTGTTGTAGTCAATAAGATTATTTTTTAAGTTCTTAATTGATGAAGTTACGTCAGTCGCTGTATACGGGTAAAAATCATATACAGTATCTAGCCCACTAGCACCAGAAATTGTAGTGTCTAATTCCCAACCCCAATTACTGTATATATTATATGTTGATAAAGCATATGTACTTGATTGTCCAGAAGAGCTACCATCAACATGTTTGGTGGCAACCTTTTGTGGTTTAATAACCATAAACTCGTTATTAAATCTTTGTCTTGCTACGAAGTTAGTATAAGCTGTTACAGTATACGTAGAAGAGGTAATCGGGTTATTAAAATCTACATTTACACCATCTGCTGATGATGTATAAAAATTGGAATTTAAATTCTCAGTATGATGTTCATAATCTCCTATTAGTTTAGAAATTTTAATACTAAATGTATCATACAAACGTTTTAATTCCGATGGGGGTTGAGGTAAAATTATATCTACATCTTCGTTAAATAAATCATAAAGAGATTGTAATTGATCTATTTTACATAAGTCAACGTCACTATGATTATTAACAAAGTTTGCAATTTTAGAAAATATAGTTTTACCGAACGTTGTTGGGCTAGAGCTAGCTTCTCCAACAAAAGAGGTAAAAATACCATCAAATAGATTATCATATTCATGCATGAATGACTGAAATCTATAACTTTTAATTACTTGAGAGTAATCAATATCCTCATTTTCTAAATAAAACTCTACATCGTTAGTGGAAGGATAGACCGTAAACGTATAAGAACCAGTATAATGTGCGCTGTTTGTACCAACATTACTACCTACGTTACCAAAACCAGCTAGATTACCAGTACCAGCCTCAAGAGAATCTATATGCGCAGAAACATTTAGAGTCCAAGTACCTGCGCTTAATGGATCAATATTTAAATACAGAAAACTACTTAACTCTGTATTACCTGTTGTTGTATTATATGGAAATTTATTAGTACTAATACTGCTTACGTTTGCTGTGTGAAGGTCTCCTCCACTAGACCAATTAACATGAAACGTATTATCAGTAGTTGTGAACACCCCTAGATTACCTGTAGTATCTCTTAAAAATACTGGATAGTGTTTTAGTATATTTTTATTTACATCCTGCAATCCGACAAATACTTGAAACTTATCTCCCTGTCGTTTGTAGTCAATACCTGACATTTCTTTCATTCCAGTAGATGTAAATGAAAACAAATCTTCAAAATCTGGAGTTGGTTTGATAATTTTTACATACATTCCAGAATAATCCTTTAACGCTATACCACCAGTTTCTAACCATGGTTGCTTGCTGGAGTTTATGTCTGTTATTATATCATCTATGTAGAAATTTTTAACTCGATGTTTACTTGTATCTAGCTTTACTAGTAGTTGTACTCCAGGATCAGAATTAGGGGTATCATCTACATAACCTATACGCACATTGTTCGCGGATAATACATTTACCCCTGTTAAGGATGTAACTGTTCCAGTAACAGTGTATCTGTTAATACCTGTACTTTTCTCGGTAGTTGAACCGAGCATATAAGTCTTAATACCTACCGAATTAAATTCGTCTATTAGATCATCAGGCACGAGTTTTATAATATTACTACTTGGATCAATAGCGTAATTCCTTTGACCTAGTTTTACATTTGCTCCTGACGATGTAATTAGTTCTTCTTTATCGTTACTGTAGTTATAAAAGGCGTTAAAAGGTAAGAGGTGAGCATATTTATTCTTAGTATCATATGGTTTTGACTTACTACCGCTAGCTGCGACAAACAAGGTATATTGATTTGTGTCAATAGTATCTTGCCAAGACGTCTCAATTTTAATAGGTATGGTTATTACCGAACCTGCAGTTACAGATATTCCTGATATACTATCTGTAAAGGTATTAGGGGCTTGTATTGTTGTTTCAATATAATTGTATACTGATACAGTTTCAGTGAGAGTATTAAAATACGCCTTACCATCTATATCATAGTAATATACCGAAACTGTATAAATACCTGGAACGTTGTACGTGTGAGTTGTGATAGGAGTATTTTTCGCACTCAGAGAGTAACCATCTCCAAAATCCCACACAGCTAACGTCGTTGAAATTGCAGGGTCTAAATGATCATTTATTGAACTACCAGTACTAGTCAAGATAGATGTAAAGGTGAATTCACTTATACGAGTAAACCCGCTATGAGTAGCAGATAAACTGTGAGTATTGTTCACAGGAGAAGGTACCGATCCAGACGTATTTACCGTCAGAGAAATCGGTACAGGAACACTTAATGGACATTTATCTTCGACGCTCATTAATATTCTACAACACGTTTATTAGTTACTAAGGATTTTACAACTATTTTATTTTTAAATGCTGTTGGGCTTTCAATATATGGGATTTGATACGGTTTTAATGTACATCTAGTATCAAATACCTTTTTATCTTTACCATTATAAATTGGATTAAAAACACAAAAGGATAAACCAGGTATGCTACGATTTATATCGGTACGTAAGGTTTCGATTGTTTCTATGCCTTGAATTTTTTCAATTTCGTTATTTAAGTATCTTACATCAATAATATCTCCAAGTTTTAGTCCATTAATATATTTAGTAATAGTACTATATACTTTACTTTTTAAATCTTCTTCATTAATTAGCGCTCTTGCTTGTTTAGTAATTACTAACTGAGTATAATCTTTATATCTTAGTTTATTAGTTTCTCCTGAAAATTTAAGAGATAAATCTAAGTTTAAATATACCGGGTCTATAAATGCGATCTCGCTGTTAAGTAATTTGTAATCTGCAATTTCAGCACGAATCTTTTCTTTGAGCGCATTCGACAAATAGTTAGATCTAGTTACTACAGATTTATTTTTCCGTAAGTTAGGTACTATTGTTAAATAGATATTATTAGCATCTGAACTATCAGCGAAATAATACTGATTAAAAAGCGCATTTGTTTCTAAACTGTAATCAGTGAGCCCTAAATCATTATTTAAATATGCTAAGTAATCATTAGTATAATCACTATTGTTTTGTACTGTTATATCATATACTAAATTCTTATAATTACGTTCTATAAAACTCTTATAATCGTCTTTTGTAGTAAGTTTGTATTCTGAGCTAAAGAACCGGGGCGCATTTTGTTTAATATCTTCTGTTGTTTCTTCTTCTCCAAAATCAGTACTATCTTCAGAATTACTTACAGTAGCATTAAGTATAGTTTCTATAGTTAGAAAGTTAAGTGAGGTATCTTGTGTGTCAGATAATATACTATCAAATTGAGTAGTATTATATACATTTAACGAAGTACTATTAAATGTATTTTTTGTTACTTTGCCATCAGTACCAGTAGATTTCAAATAATAAATTGCTATTTGATCTCCTTGGTTAACTTTTCTGCCGTTAACATTGTTACCAAATTTTAATTCATAGTTTTTATTTTCGTTATATCTTATCTCAAAACTTCTTTCGTTTGGTTTAGATAGATATATTGAAGGTACTCTTGACCACTCATACCATTTATTATCTGCGTTAACTTCTTTTATATAAACAAATATATTAAAATGATCAATAACAGTATTACCTCCTGGTAATAAATTTACACTTTCAAATTTTTCTCCTAATGGATTTATGACTGGATACTCTTGAAGGGTACCTTCATACATTAATTGACTACCAATCGCTGTTAAGGCCTCTGCAGCAGAAGTTAATTTTTCAAATGTCACATCTCTAGTAAACGTAAATGTTTTGCCTTGACTACTAGCAAATGTAAATTTAGGTATTGTATAATACCCAGCAGATAAATCTGAGGTACCATTAATTTGTACTGGTAGTACAGCAGTTTGTTTACCGACAGGTTTATAATCAATTAACTTAACTATACGGTTAATATTTTCATACAACTCAGCATCGTTAAAATTACTCTCTGAACTTGTTTGGTTTAAGTAAAAAAGTAATGTGTGATAGGAATAGGCAATAATATCAACAAGGGCTGAAATGTTACTACCTTCAAAGTTCTGATCTGTAAAACTTATCGTAGTATCATTGTTGATTCTATCGATAATTAAGTCTCTCAGGCTTTGCGCGTCAAAGCCAGTATAAGCATTAGTTGGTAGATTAAATTCCGTAAAGTTCGCCATAATTATGAGTAGTTAAATCCTTGTGTTGTCAATAACCCCGATGCTGTTCCTTTTTTATTATTTAACGACGGGATCGTGATTGAAATGTCAATTTTATATTCATTTTGATTTGGTCTTGCAACCACTGCAACATCGTTTACTATTATACGCGGTTCGTATAAAGCTAACTCTTCATATATTGTTGTTCCAATCGTTGCGCCATTTTCTTTAGATATATTCTCAAATAAGTACTGCTCTATGTCTAAACCAAACAATGGATTAAGGATTTTTTGTCCTTTCTTTGTATTAAAAATATTACTAATAGAGTTATAAATAGCTTTTTCATCATAGTCTATCTTTAAATCTTGTTTATTATTACTAGATCCAACAGGTTTATCTGGAGTCTTAGCATCTAAGCTAATATCTAAATGTAAATCAGCATAGGAATAAGATCGAAAACTATTATTATTCTTCGCATCTTTGAGTATGTCTAATTTTAGCGCCATGTATAATTATTTAATTTAAAATGGCTAAAAACAATAAATAATTTAAATGAGTAAATTCGATAAAATATTTGAGGCGCAAATTGGTAGGTTTGTTAAATCCGGACCTATTGCTGGTGATTACGTCAAATTTGCAAGTAACTTTAAATCTTCTGATTGGTACTCAAATCTAGATGAAGCTCGTAAAGCTTATGTGGAGGAGATTGTAACTGTTGCCGAAGAAGGAAAACCACTTATGCTTTCGACTATCAAAAAACCAGTATATGAAACTGAGACTACAGATAGTGAAACTCAATTAGCGGACATAGCTGTAGAAATTTCACCAGGGTTTTATGCGCAAAACTTAACTATACCTATAAATTTATTAGAGTTTGATATTTCTTCTGCAGATGCCCGCGGCACTCAGAAGGATCCTACAAATGATCAAAAGAACCCTACTACTTTAAAACCTGAAGTACAAGAAGATTCTGATATCGACGTAGGACAACAAACTAAAGTCCCTGACGGTGACTATAAATTGACTACAGCGAATTACTTAAACGCGTAATTCAAGCATACAAGAATAGAAGTTGATCTCCTGATCTATACACTGACTATTCTGATAAAAGTATCTAGAGACTGTAATTAAACAGTCTCTTTTTTTCTCTTCATTTATAGAAGAGTCATACAAATAATCAAACAACTTCTTAAACAACATATCATAATCGTTGTTAAACAACGATTCATTTTCAATGATATACTTACGTATTTTCATATATTGCTTTTTAGGCAATAGTTCAGATATAATTTCTTTAAAGAAGTTATTAGCATCGAAGTCTCTTTGCTGATTACCATCTGATAAGTGATATTTCTGTAAAGTATTAATACCTTTGCGGAAGTCAGGGTAACAGCTATCTACAATATCCATAAAGTCTGATTTCTTTATAGACATCTCTTCTTTCTTTACAATAGAAATAAGTTTAGCTATATACGCAGATTTCTCATAATTGATATCAATAGTTTGGCACCTACTTTGTAGAGCGGGTATGATCTTATGTTTATAGTTTGCAGTAAGTACAAATCTAGTTAGATCATGATACTCTTCAATTGAGTTACGTAAGGCTTTTTGAGCATCGACAGACAGACCATCACACTCATCAAGTATAATTACTTTTATATCTCCGAACAAACTTTTTGTTTGTGCGAAGTTAAGAACTTTAGTTCTAATGGTATCAATACCGTTTTCATCTGACGCGTTAATATACAAGTACTGACATTTAAGAATATCATTAACAATAACTTTTGCTAAGGTAGTCTTACCAATACCAGGTAACCCAACGAATAAAATATTAGGTACAGTCTTATCCTCTCTTACCTTTTTAAAGTAAGTTAAGATGTTATCATTAACAACAACGTCTTCTAAAGAAGAAGGGCGATATTTCTCGCACCATATGTCAGATATTTCCATTATTTGTCAGTTGAACCAAATCCTGCATCTCCACGATCAGCGTCAGTAACCTTTTCAGACCAACTTACATTAGCAGTAATATGCGGGTATAATACTAATTGCGCGATCTTGCTGCCTGCGGGCAATGTCCATTCAGAATTACTAAAGTTGTAAAGCTTAACTCCTAAGTCACCTCTATAACCATTATCAATAATACCTAGGTGTGGTTGTAAGCTTTTCTTAAAGCCTAGACCACTACGAGGTTCAATCCTAAACCACCAACCCGGTTCTAAATAACCTAACGTTAGACCAACAGGTACAACTGCTGACCCGTTACTCGGTATAGTTACTTCTTCTACACTAGTCAAATCATAACCGGAATCGCTTATATGTGCTCTTTCCGGTAATTTAGCATCCGGGTGTGTTCTAACAAACTCCATTTTTACGCTACTCATAACAATAATATAGTGTAAATAGAGAGTTATTCAAGTAAATAATTTTATGGATGATATTAATCCGGATGATTTAATTTCTCAGTTAAAAGCTATTCCTGCGGATAGTAATAAAATTTCTAGAGCTGTACAACATAGACCAGAGTTAGAAAAGGAGGAAATTGAAAACTTTGTTATACAAAACTCAGCTAAGCTTATACAAGATAGCTTAGAGTTAATTGATAATATGAAGGAGGTTGTTCATCATATGCCTGAGGCAGAGAACATGTCTGCTTTGTCAGAGCTTGTAAAAGCTTCTACAGGCGCGATTGATACTTTAAATAAGATTGTATTACAAGATAAAAAATCTAACACTACCCTTAAAGCTAAAGAAATGGATATAGATTCTAAAAAAGAATTACAACAATCAGATCAAAAACATTCTTTAACTATGAGTAGAGAAGAAGTTATTGCAAACTTACTTAATCATAAAGATGTTATTAATGTAGAAGCTGAAATAAAAGAACCAGATAAGCTTACCTAAGTATGTCTATATTAAACGGTCTGTTGAGAGTCTCTACTTTGTTCTTTAAAACGTCTACTCTTTCTTTAGATCTTTCTACTACAACGTCAAAGACACCCGGTACCATCTTCTGCTTATTACTAACTTTATTTGTAGTT